CATGATGACCGAAGTGAGGTGGGTTTAAACGTCCAAATGTAAAGACTGCTTTTTTAACTTTTGCTTCTTCAAGTTCGTCTATACGCATGATGTTGCCCGATTAATAATATATTTATTAGTGTTCGAAATTAGCTGCGCTGAACTTTTCTCTGTTTACAGCTTTAAATGGACCAGTCTTAGTATGTACAAGATATCCTTCTTGTCCCGGTTCATTATTAATATGTGCTTGCATCTGCGCAGGATGAGCATCTAATAGATTCACAATGTGATCTTTAACACGCATAATGCCCACAAATGCCTGACATAATACTTTATATCCAGCTCTGTTTTCTTGTAAGTAAGTTTGAATATTGTTTAACTTTTGTGCGCTGACTTTTTTACTTGCTAAGAAGTCAGTAAGGAAGTCACTGCCAAAGTTATCAAAATTGCGTTGTTTAACTCTATAATTGCCATATGATTGTAGCAATGATGGCAGATCTTTAATTTTCAATGCTGCTAATGTGTTTTGATCTAAAAACTTATCCATAACTGCACCATTAGCATTGATAAAGCTTTCAATTGACTTTAGATCAGGTGGCAGTTTGACTTTGGGCGGTACTGTAAATTGATCAGTAACCATTAACAGCGGACCTTTGTTATTCACTGCTGCTGGCAATTTACTAATATGTCTGCCAGGCGGAGCAACAAAGTTTCCTTCAGCATCTTTACCAGGTGCTTTTGGAAAGTATGTATGTACACAAATACCACTGATACTTCTTGCTATACCCTGACCAAGCTCACTGTTAGTTGGCACAGTATACACAACTGTATTGGGTTTGAATACAAACTGATTATTTTCAATAGCAGGAGTTTGACTCCAAAGCAAATCGCCAAACAACCATCCACGGAAGCTATTTGGTACACTGGCTTCAAACTGTGGCCAAAGTGCTGACATCATTGATATAAGATCTTCTCTGCCGCCGCCTTTGCGAGCTGAGTAAAGCTGTGCTAATTGTTCAGGACTGCGAGGCAGTGTGCCTCCTTTAAACATATACTTGTCAACAAGGCTAAAACCATTTTCATCCCTGCCCCATACTAATGCAGGTTTGCCATCAGGTTTAATGCTAATTGTTTCAGGGTTGGAAGCCATTTGCTTAATAGCAGCAATGGCTTCCTTAGCACCCGCTGATCCACCAAGTAATATATTGTCCTCTGGATGAGGAACTCTTGCTTGAGTTGGATCGTACTCTTCTGTTAATATTTCTTTTGCTCTCATAGTTTAATATTTATAGAATATTAATACTATTAGGTAGCAGTCTTTTCTATGATTTCTATATCGCTAGTGTCGTCAAGGTTAAGATTAATTTTCTTCACGTTAGTAGCAGCACCAACACCATCACCGTTACTGATCTGATTAGTTAATACCTTCTTAAGTTCTTCAAGATCACCGGCATACTTGTGGTAACCAGTGTGATCCAACCTAATGCCAGTGTCAGCAAAAACCTTACCACCCATCATACGCCATAGGTAACAGAATGTCCAGTCCTCACTGAGATAGTTGCCATCTGGATCAATCATTGTATCAAACAATCCATACATATGTGGCTCATACTGAGCACCAATGCCAATGTTATCACGATACTTAAGTTCAGGGTGTGCTGCAATCATTGATTCAATGACTGATCGCTTAACTAGCATAAATCCTGTTCCCAGTGTACTAACTTCAACCAAATCACCATTTACCACTGGATTTGGTACTGTGTTAATAACATATCGAATTGGAATACGCTTCATTGGATAAACGCCGCCAACAACATCTTGGTTAGCGCAGAGCAAACGTAGAATTGATTCTGCATCAAATCCTAAATCTGTGTCAATAAACATCAAATGTGTTGCAGCTTCATTGAAGATAAACTTAGCAACAAGATTATTTCTGCCTCTGGTAATTAGACTTTCATTTACCATTGTATCAATGCTGTAATTAATACCCAGTTTAGCAGCAATGATTGTAAACTTAACCATGCTGATAAAAGTTGATTCATTACATACGCCATTATACATTGGCAAACAAAAATGAACGTGTGTTGTACGTAGGTAGTTTAAAACTTCTGGTGGAAGACCATGTGTATCTGTATTCTGCTCAGTCATTGATTCTTTCTCTTCTAGTTGATTTTAATTATATAGCACTCGATCAATTGTGCCAGCAGTGAAATTGGTAATATTAATTCTTAACCAAACAAAGTTGCCTGTAACATTCATAAATCCACTGCCATTAAATGGTTCTGATTCATTGCCAACATATTCTGTAGCTCCAAACCAATCATCTTCAGTTGGATTAGTTGCTAACGATGCTTGAATATTAAATTGTCCTTCAAAATTAGTTAGCTTGTAGCTAAACGTATGAAGACCATCAGTGTATCCATAGTACCCGTCACCTTTGTAAGCAGCAGTTGCCCAATCTAAACTTTCGCCATCATATTCTGCTTTTGCTTGGCCATGTACAACTTGGCTGATTATAATAGTAGGTACTATACTCATTTTCTGTATACTTCCACAAGACGCTTTTCGCCTACAAGTTGTTGTATTACTTCTTGTAGCTGATCTAGTAATTCGTTATCCAGCATCATTGATGGCTCAATGTTATTTGGCACCAACTCGCTAACCTTAATTTCAATTGTTTCTTCATTGAGTTTTGCCATTGCTTACTCCTCAAGTATTTAGCAAAGCCTTTGGCTTGCGTCCTCGTTTTTTACCTGCTACTTTTTTATATCCATCATCTTTGAGATCATAAGCAGCAGCTAATCTCTCTGGAGCCATTCCGTCAATTTTATTGACTTCTTCGCAGGGTATACTATAACGACGACCTGAAGTATGTGTAGCTTGAAACTTTAATGTACCATCTTCATAAATCACACGATCAACAGTAAGAGGAATGTAAGCTTCAGTTGGAACATTGCCCATGGCTAAAATAGGACATGTGGCCCAAATCCTACTGTTGTTATTTAGAATACCACGTTCAATTAGTTTCTCAGCTAATGTTTGCTTCAATGCTCTTCTCCATTAATTTAATAATCTTTGAAATTTTGCCGGGAGCTACCATGTGTAGCATAATGATGTCATCAGTTGATTTAGTATATAACTTAAAACCATTGCCAATAGTATAACGGTTGCCCCATCTATCAAATTTATCTTTGCGTTCATTGATAGTTTGGATCATATTTTGATCTGATCCAATAAAATGAAACTCATCAATATTAGTACAGATATATTCAGTTAATGCTAGTTTTACTTCTTCATCAGTTCTACGCCAATCAAAATTATCAAAGTTAACTTGATAACAATGCAGCGGTGCTTTTTTTACAAACTTAATATCTGTAACAGCGTCAATACCAACTTGTTTAGTAAACTCATGCAGGTAGTTTTCATTTGCATAAGCCAGTTCTTTTAATTTTGTTTTCCAAAGCTCATTATGCAATACAGCATCTAATAGATCTAATTCATTAGTGAAAATGACACAGTAACATTCAGCACGACGTCGATATTTCCAATTATGGAGTTCAAAGTAATCTCTCATTTCACGCCATTCTGGCGTATAAAAATGTCTACGATCTGGATCACCAAAGTCAAAGGCCAGTCGCCATTCATATCTGGGCTTATACCAAGTTTGGTCTACTGTTTGGATTCGCCATGAATCTATTGTAGATCTAAACTGATCAATGTAATACTGTTTGTTCTTCAACTGACAACTCCAAATTATCACCAATGGCTGTAACTCTAATTATAACACCATCTGACAGTTTGTCAAACAGTATTTTTCTTGCCAACGGTACTTTAATTTTTTCGTGTATCAGTCTACTCATTGGACGTGCGCCCATTTGAGGATCATATCCCTTGTCTACTAGATAATCCCAAGCAGCGTCATCTAATTCTAATTGCATTGCTCTATCAACTAATTGAGTTTGAATTTCAGCAATGAACTTTGTCGCTACCTTCTTAATAATTGTTTTGTCTAATTTATTGAATTTAATAACTGCGTCTAACCTGTTGCGGAATTCAGGACGGAAAAATTCCTTAACTGCCTTATCATCCTCACCAGTTTTAACCAAGCTACCAAAACCAATGGTATTACGCTCATTATCAGCAGCGCCAAGATTACTTGTTAACAAAACAATTGCTTGGCGGCAGTCTGCTCTCTTGCCATTACTACCTGTAACGAAGCCCTCGTCCATAATCTGTAGAAGAATTTGAACCACCTCGGGATGTGCTTTTTCTATTTCATCGAAAAGGATAACAGCGTGAGGATGTTTTGCAACTTCACTTATAAGCAGACCGCCTGCCAAGTTAGCATCTTCATAGCCAACATAGCCAGGAGGTGCACCAATTAAACGGCTAACACTGTGTCGTTCACCGTATTCGCTCATATCAAAACGTATAAACTTCATAGCAAGTCTATCGCTTAATGCCTTAGCAAGTTCTGTTTTACCTGTGCCAGTTGGACCAAGTAAGAGGAAGGTTCCAACGGGACGATTATTACTCTTAAGTCCTGCACGGTTAACCCATACACGATCAAGTACTTGTTCAACAGCCGTATCTTGTCCAAATACTTTTAATTTAATATCTGAATCAACAGTTGTGATATCAACATTGTTTTTCTGCTCACTCATTTGAGCAATGGGAATACCAGTAATACGACTAATTTCACGTTCAATTTCTGCAATGTCAATTACACGGTATTCAGCATCAGTACTGCGTTTAAGGGCTGCGGCGCTGTCAATTAGATCAATTGCCTTGTCCGGTAACTTTTTGTCATTTTGAAATCTTACACTTAGGTTAACAGCAGCAGTAATTGCTTCATCGGTGATTTCCACATTGTGGAATTCTTGATAGTTATTTCTTATACCATTAAGGATTTGGATAGTCACTGCCACAGTTGGCTCATCAACTGTAAGCCTATTAAATCGACGCATTAATGCACGATCTTTTTCAAAATGCTGTGTATATTCTTCCCAGGTCGTACTGGCAATAACTTTAATTTCACCTCGTGCTAATGCTGGCTTAATCATATTAGCTAAATCAACAGCACTGTTATTACCACTGCCTGCTCCACGCATCTGATGCGCTTCATCTATAAACAGGATAATATTTTTAATTTCTTGAGCTGCACTGATAATTTCTTGCAGTCGTTCTTCAAACTCACCACGGTACTTTGTACCAGCTAGAAGCTGTCCAATATTAAGACTGTAAACTTTCCAATTCTTTAAGAATTCTGGAACTGTGTCATTGACAATGTTCAGCACTAGACCTTCAGCAATAGCAGTTTTACCAACACCTGCATCGCCAACTAGTAGAACATTACACTTATTTTTTCTTGCTAAAATTTGATTTAATTCAGCCAATTCACGATCACGACCAATAACAGGATCAATCTTACCTTCATTGACCATTGTAATCATGTTGGTACAATATTGTTCCAGAATTTTTTCTGAGAAGTTTTTACTGTTCTTACCCTGCTTCTTTTTCTGAGTCCAACTAGTTACAACTGGCTCTTTTTCAACTCCGTACTTCTGTAAGAAATGGGAAGCATGGCTGTGTGTTTCATTGCAGATACTTAGAAACAAATCAATAATTGATATTTGTTGTCTTCCGCTGAAAATAACCTGTGTAAATGCACGGTTAAACACACGTTCAAGACTAGCTGTTTTCTTTGGATCAATATCAGAATCTATATTAGGATTTGGCTCAACTGAATCAAGGTAACTAACAATATCGTCAATCAATGGTTCAATTTGAACACCTAGATCATCTAATAAAGCATTGAAATGTCTTTCATGCATTAAACTAAGCAGTAAGTGTTCAACCATAAAATACTCATGGTTGAATTCTCTAGCGTATTCCCTAGCAGCCTTGACTACTTTATCAATATCACCATTGGAACTATAAATTTGTTTCATATAAGCAATATAACAACGATTAATTGTTGTGTCAAGTATTTATAGGTCGCATCTGATAAATCTGTTTTACCAAAGTCAATTGTTCATTGGTCAAAGCTGTGGGTATTTTAACATTAATCTTCACTATTAATTTACCTCTAGTTCTATTAGAACGTGTAAAGCCTTCATCAGTTATACTAAGTTGAGTTCCACTTTGTGTTCCAGCTGGAATACTTAATTTAATTTCTTTGCCTCTTGGTGTTGTGATGTCATAATCCATTCCCAACATAGCTTCAAAGCAGTTGATAGTAATTTCTGTTAGTACGTGATCATCAACTTTTGTAAATTTAGGATTTGGTCTTAATTTAATTAAAATTTCCAATGTACCTCTGGGCACATTCATAATCGCATCATCACCTCTGCCTGCCAATTGTAGAATTGTATTATCTCCAATGCCAGCTGGCAAATCAAGAGTAATTCTTTCATTGCTATTTGAGGTTTTAAATTCTATTGTCTTTTGGCAAACATCTAATGTTTCTACAAAATCAAGATCAAGTTGAACACGTATGTTTCTATTTCTTGGTGTCTGCGGATGTTGGAAATTAAATCCAAACATCTGACTAAATTGATTGTTTATATCATTAAAGATATCGTTTGGATGTCCTCCACCAAAATTAAAATGGAAATCAAACCCATTGTTGTTAAATTGAGGCTGGGGGTTTTTTAACGAAAAATCATATTGTGCTCTTTTATCAGCATCACCTAATGTTTCGTATGCTTCACTTATTTGTTGAAACTTGGCAGCATCACCGCCAAGATCTGGATGGTGTTGTTTTGCTAATTTTCTATAAGCTTGTTTAATATCTTCGGGAGTAGCATTAGCCGCTACTCCCAGTGTTGAATAGTATGTCATACTATAATTTATACTTAATTATTTTCCTGATATTTTTTCTTGGCCTCTGCTAAATGCGCTGACACCTAGAATTGCACCAAATGCAAGATGTATAAGACCACCGTTGCTCAGTGTTAAACTTTGCCAAGCTTGATATGGCATAGTTAATCCAAATGGTTTGAAAATAATTGGAAGGAAGATTGTCAGCAATGGAAATCCTACAAAATCCATAAAACAAATAATCATGTATAGCCAACCCATAGCTGGACGCCAAAATGCCTTGGCCCAATGTTCACTTACTACACTGGGTTGACTGTTTTGTGCTAGGTTAGCAAGATCTACTGTGTTTACTGCACCGTATGAAGTAGTTGTCCCTGCACTTGGAGTACTTGGCATACCCATTGGGGGAGGTGGAAATGATGGAGTACTTGGCATACCCATTGGGGGAGGAGGTGCAAATGATGGCGGAGGAGGAGGTGGTGGTGAAAATGCTGGGGGAGGTGGTGGCAAAGTTGCTGTTGGCGGAGGAGGAGGTGGTGGCGGAGCATCTGTATGTAAAGCATCTACTTCATCCATTGCCATTTTAGGCGGAACAAGATCTGGATCTAATTCTGCTTGATTGTTACTACTTTTTTTTGGCATCTGGCTCTTCCTTATTCTTTGCTGGTTGATAATATTCTTTATAAGCTTCTACCTGTGACTGTAATTGTCTAATTACTTTAGTAAGTTCAGCCATGTTCAAACTCATGTTTTCGTACCCTGTACTAGTAACAGCAAACAAACTGTCTTTAGTAGCAACTTTCCAAACATTATCAATATGACCAGGTGTTCCTGGCTTTGCATCTCTGGTTACAACGTGCCATTCAACATCTTTTAGTCTGACTTGATCAACGTTGGGAATTAGAATTGCTGGCTTGTCAACTTGCACGATTGCTGTAGTAACAGGTGGCTCTTTAGCACAAGCAGTTAAAAATAATAATGTTGCTATACTTATTGAAATTTTAGCAATTTTCATCTTGCTTTCCTTTATTGATTTGCTGTTCAATGCAACGGAATACTTTCTTAGTTGCTACATTAGCTCTAGTCTTTACTTCATCTGGCTTAGCTGTTGCAAATTTATCCAAGTCTCTGCCGTCTTTACGGAATTTGTCTTCAAGATCATTTACTGCTGCACGAGCTTCTTCAAAGTCTTTACTTGTCTGCTGTAGAACTTCTTGTTGGCGTTTTAGATCTTCCTGTTGTTTAGCAATAGTTTCATTCGCAGTCTTTAATGCAAAATCCTTAGTTGCAATCTGCTGATTCATTTCAGCCATTTTATCTTGTGTATATTTGAAATAACCTACTGCTCCGCCCACAATTAGTATAATGGCAATTATTTTGTACATGTTACTTCCAAACATTTGATCATCCTAAACCACTTAATTTTTTAATTTGAATTAAATCATCATTTAAACTGTTTTGTTCTTGTTTAGTAGAACTATATTGTTCAACCATTTGTCTATAACGTTCTGGACTGTCAGGAACTATTTCTTTGATGCTGGTTTCATCTAATGGATGATAATGATTATCTTTATACCATCTAAATTTCCATTCATTGAGCTTAACATCAGTTAAATGTTGTAAATCATCTAATAGTTCAAGAATCTGTTCAAAAATTTTACTTTGACGTGGCATTTCAACAAACACAAGATATTCGTTTTCTGAAATTTCACCACTGCTGACATCAGCATCCAATACCCAATCATATCCATTTTCAATAAATGAAACAAGATCATTAGCTGGCATGCGTTGCTTTATCTTAAAGCTGGCAGTGATAACATCATCGTTATCACCCATTTTACTTTCATATTCATCAAAATGGATTTTATCGCCCACAAGATGTATTAGATCATCTTTTAATAATCCTTCATTAAGCTGGTGGGACATTAGGGGCTCCTGGTTGAGTTCCTGGTACTGCTAACGGGTCAACTGCTTGGGCAGCTTGATTAGTTGTACCAACAGTCAATGCTTTTTGATCGTAATCTTTTTCGTAAGCACTCTGTAGTTCACTGAGATCAATATCTTCACCTGCAATTTCAACTGAACCCTGTTTAATTTCATTCAGCAATTCTTTTGGCAACATAATTTCAACGTACCAAACTTTTGCATCAACTAATTTGCCTTTTTTACTACCATCTCTATAATCTTCAGATGAGTTAATCTTTACAGGCATCTTTACAGTGTCTTTTTCATAAGTTATTCTGGCGCCATATGGAATCAATCTTTTAGCTCCACTGGGATCTGGCATGAGATTATAAGGCCACATAAACTTACATTTTACCCAATACTTACTGACAATTGGGCCTTCTACTAATTCCCCCATTTTCCAGTGGGGAAATACATACATATCCATGCTATCTAGAACTCGTTCAAAGTCTAGTAGGATGCCAAGACTAGCATCGCTCATGTAAATTTTTTTAATGTTTTTAACACTGTCAACAATATCTACCATAATAATATTTATGTATATGATAAAGTATGCCAAGTCTTATAATTATG